GGACCGGAATAAGGCTGTGAAGGATTTGCAGCGTTGTAGTAGGGCAGCACAACCGGCGCCGTGTCGGATTCTTGGAACGTCGCCTCGATCAGGTAATTAATCGACTGTCCCGCCGTCGTTGGCGCCGCGAGTGTGAGGTTCGTGGATGTCGTGTTGATGCCCATCTTGACCAGCGGATCGGTGCTGTCCGCAGCCAAAGAGCCGTAGCCCGTAGGATCAATTGTCGTGAGCGCTATAACGCTACCGGGCCCGACAACGACACTCATCGAGGCCGGCGATGTTGGCGCGCAGGCCAAGCCATCAACCACCATGCCGGTGCCAAGCGTCGCCTGTAGCAGATAGCCTAGCGCGATCATGGCGTACTGATTGCTGGCAAGCACATCCGTGTCGAGCGGAATGCTGCCTGGGTAGACGATGGGGCGATCCATCTGCGCTCCTAACTGCTGATCCGGGTCCAGCCGATCGCCGCAGCCGGCATCGTCCTGGCAACCTCGTGACCGATCCGGTGATCAGCGATGGCGATGCGTATTCCAGCGCGCCGACGCCATAGCCGCCCACCTCGGTGCCATATCCGCCCACATTGGCGATACCCTGTCCGATGGGACGATATGCGGTGATGAATGCCTGGAATGGCAACGCAAGGCTGCCGTATCCCCCAGCAGCGTTGTAGGCCAAGCCTGTAACAGTCGGGCTGCCGAGGTGTCCGTAAGCACCCGTATCGCCCGCGTTGCGCGGCTCAAAGATCGTTGGCGGCCGCCCCGTTAAATCGGTCAGCGCGGAAATCATCGCCGCCCGCGTGCCGCGTGGCCGCAGCAGATTGCGCTTGATGCGTGCGCGGAAACTATCATCCGGCTCGCTCGACCGCCGCGGCACTACGCCAACACCGAAGAAGTCGAGCGAGATCATGTCGAGGAAGGCATCAGCCGCGGTCGCTATCCGGGTCTGCAGCCGCGCGTAGCTCCAAAGCGCGTAGACCCACGACCACATCCAGGCGATACCGGCAAGCAGCCCATCCAGGTCTGGTGTGGCGCTCGCTGGGACGGTCTCGGTCAGGTAGATACCTTGCCCGTCGTCCGTTGTTAGTAGATTGCCGGCATCATCCGTGACCGCATCATCTAGGTATGGTCCCCCGGTTACCGGGAACCAACCAGCAGGCAGCACCGCCTTTATGCGGGCAAGGATGTCGCTCTGATCACCAGTCGCCATGTTCAGTTGACCGCCAGCGTTCCAACCTTGACGGCCTGCGTCGGGCCGCCGCCAATATCCGCCGTGCCGCCATTGACCAGCACGAGCGTCACATCGCTAATGGTCTGATCCACGCCATAAGCCAGGGCGGCGATGCGCGAATAAGGCAGCACCGCACCAATCGGCAGAGCGTTGACCCACGCCTCGATTGCGTTCGCTACAGGGCCGACAAGGCTACCCTTGTTGCTCGCGGGGCTGGTGGTCAGCGTCAGGGAGATGTTGGCGGTAACGATCGTTGGGCCCTGGACAGAGAACGTTGACCCAATCGGCCTTGCCGCATCCGCCGCAGTTTCAACGGCTGAGAGCAGAGAGGCTGATGGCGCGCCCGATCCGTCATCTACCGTCACCACGAAGTTGCCCATCTGCGACGTGCCGTCCGGCAGCACATTTTCCGCAATGGTCCAGGTCAAGCCCTGCTGCACGCTGCTAATCGCGTAACCAATCGCCTGCTTCGTGGCCAGCGATCGCGTGTTGATGAAATTGACAAACCGCGCCCGCAGCGCGGCATCACTCTCAGCATCGACGCCATTGGTAAATGGTGTCGAATTGGTGACGGTATCAACGCCCGAAATTGCCGATGCGATCAGGCTGATTTGCCCGACCTGCACGTTGCCCTGCGCGCCCGCATTCTGCGCCTGGACCGTCGCATTTACCGAGGCCGTGCCGGCTGCGAGCTGGTAGCCGCCGAGTGTTGCACTGTAGGCCGCATTAGCCGCGTCGGCGATCACGGTGAAAATCTGCGTCCCGTCTGCGGTCTTGACCTGAGCTCCGACTGGCACCAAAGCCGCCCCAGTCGGCGTGAAACGGGAGAAGGTGACGGGGCCCGTCGCCGCCGTCGCCGGCAAGCGCGTCAAGGTAAAGTCGCCGACCCAACTATCCACGTCAGCGCCATAGCTCGTGGCGAGCCGCGTGGTCTGCAGCAGCAGGAGGATAAGCCACTGCATCCATAGTCCGATGGATGCCGATGCCTCCAACGTCGCACGCAACACTGACCCAACGGTCAGATCGAGCAGTTGCGCGCACGCGCCCTGCGTCGCGCTGACCATATTGCGGACCAGCGTCGTGAAGTTTTGCAGGCTCAGGATCATGTCAGCCCGTCGTGCCGTTGAGAGTGACTTGCCCTGCCGTGCCCACTGTGAAGGAGAGCACCTGCGGGTCGCCCGTGTTGGCGTCGGTATACGAAATGCTCAGATAGACCGATCCGTTCGGGTTGCCTTGAACCGCTACGCTCGGGGTCGGTATCTGCGCGACCGCCCCCTCAAGCGCCATCTGTGTCTGCACAACCCCCGCGATTTGGGCGGCATTGACTGGCAGCCCCACGAACCGCCCCAAGCCGGCGCCATAGTCAGGCTGCCAGATATAGTCCCCAGGATTGGTTAGAAGTCGGCGCAGAACGCGCTGTTGACCAAGCGTCGCGCCGGTCGCCGTGGCGATATCGCCGGTCGGGCTGATGGACAGGTCGCCGCCAAACCAGTGCGCAACGTCTGCCATTATTCAGGATCCTGCGGTGTGGGCGGTCCGGCTGTGTCGCCGTGGCTATCCACATCGGTATGCGAGTTATATGCGCGCCTCAAACGATCCAGCGAACCATGCTTGTCGTAAACATCGCCAGTCTTCGCAGTGAAATCGCCATCGTGCAGCCAGTTTCCGCGGCTGTAGATCGTGCCGTCAGCGCAAAGCCGGATCAGGCTTCCGCTCTGATGCACTAGCGCCATTTCACCTGCCTGGACCGGCAAATTTGATGCGCCTGGCGCGTTCGGAACCTGCGGCGGCATGGCGGACGTCGAAAACGAAACCCCCAGCACGACGTAATGCTGGCCATCGCCAGTATCGGGAATACAAAGCACCTGCTGGCCGATCGCCGGGAGCGCTACGATGCCCCAGCCATTACCGCCGCTCGCCGTTGCTACAGGCAACCATCCCGTCTGCACCCCTTCGGGCTGCAGCGTCACCTTCACCGTGTATTTCGTCGGATTGACGCTTGTAACCACGCCCCAACGCGGTTGCCCGCGTTGTTCATCCATGGCAGACGCATGAGCCTTGATGGCGTCGAGAAAGCGGCTCATGAACTTGCCTGCGCCTGGGTTTGTGGGCTCTGATTCTTAGCTTGCACGCTTGCGGAGAAGCCGCCCACGAAATCGATGCGCCGCTCGATGGACTCGATGTAATAGATCTGATCGAACGACGTTCCAGTGCCCTGTAGCAACAGGATGTCGCGCGGCGTCAGCGGCGTAATCCCCGGCATCTTGAAGGTGATGGTGCGCTCATGCTTGCTGATCTCGGTCCGATATTGGTCAGCGAGACTCTGTGCCGCCTGTTCGGTGAGGTTGGGTCTCTGGAACGTGTAGAGCAGCGCCTTGCCCGACTTCAGAAGAGAAGCGCCATTATGCGGGCTGTAAACTGTAAACCCACGCCCGTCCGCCGAGCGCCAGGACGACAGAGCTACAACCACATCCTTCGCCAACAACATGGACCTGGACATGCGCAACCGCTGCACATTGGACCGCGGCGCCAGTGCTGATTGAGGCGTCCACTGCACAACAAGCGGATCTGCGGTCGAGCTCGCGCCGCGCCAGCCCGGTCAGCAGATCCCACTCCGTCGTGGCCCGGCTGTAGTGATGCGTGGTCACATGGTCGTGGTCGATGTCGTAATAGCGCCCGATCGGCGTGGTGGTCGTAGTCACTTGTGCCGTCAGGCCATGTCGCGCAGCGATGATCTGAACCACCTCGCTACTGGTCTTATTCTGAAAGGTGTCCTGCGTTTTGGCTTCGATCATCTGCGCCGACAGATCGCGGCCATCCAAGTGCAGTGCGCCCGTCTCCTGATCAAAGTCGATGCGGTCCGCCTCTCCGACAATCAGGCTGGTCCATTGCTGGACAGCGCCCGAGCCGGGATCGACGAAGCCGATCTGCACATCAGTCAGCAGCGTCGCCTGACTATCCCACCAGCTATTGTCGCTGCCGAGTGGCAGTGCGAAGTCCACCGAGAAGCGATCTGCCTGGTAGTGATTGTTGTTGTTGACGCTGGCTGTGGCGGCGTTTGGCTGTATCAGACCATTCACAAACACGCGCAGGCGCGGCCGCCGCACCGCTGACTGGGGCGCGTTCGGGT